TCCAGCATTAAATGATACCGAATGAATTATTTTAGATAAGTTTGCCTTTGCTTCGGCACCAGTACCGTTTCCGCCAGAAATTGTAATTTTTGGTTCGTCTGTATAATCAAATCCTTTATCTAAAATATTAATTCTAGATAAAGTTCCTACAACATTACAAATTCCCTCAGCACCAGATCCAAAAATAGTATTTCCAACACCAACATTATCCGATATAACCATCACAGGAGGGTTGATAACGTCGTAATTAGCATCTCCCACGGAAGAAACTACTATTTCTTCAATTGGACCAGAATAAATGGTATCAGAAGATTTATAATTTAATGCTTCAACACCATTTAAAAACAATCCAACAGTTCCTGGTTTTGTAATTCTATTTTCAATGATATCATCATCAACACTAGGAGAGAATTTTCTAATTATGTCTTGAGACTGTAATCTCCTATTATAATACTTCAATAATGATATTTTATTATTAAGTACAGTACCAAAAACGTAAACGAACTGACCACTTCTAATATTAGCTCTACTGGTAGCTAATCTTATTGTGCTGGAGTTTACTTTATAAACAAAATAAGGTCCCTCTGCAATATTTAACCCAACATTATTATTTCTAGAATAATATACTGCCTCGCCACTAATAAAAGAGTTAGAACCAATATTAATATCAAATCCATCATACTGTCCAGTAAAAGTTACAGACAAATCTTCAACAATTATTGGAGTATTATAATAATTTGGCAGAGAAGAACTTACAACGTAAGTGTCATCATCGTCTGTATATACATTTTGAATATCTGCTGATATAATATTAATTTCTGGTTGATTATTACTCTTAGTTTTTGATATACCCTTTCTAATAGAATATCTTACATCAGATGTATTAATTCTAGTAGTTAAGTTTACGTCAAATTCGTACTTATTTGATACCGCGATTACAAAAATATCATATTGATTACCATCACTACCTTTTATGGTTCCAATATCACCCAAAGTGAAGATATTGGGGTCATATGTTTTTATTCTATATTGTGCTGCTCCATTTAATTTTAATGCAACCTGAGTAATTTGTTCAATTTCATACTCTGGTGATACATTATTAATCCAACTGCTTCTTATTTGCTCCTCACTATCTGCACCTAAAGAAACAATTTCAACCTGGTCTTCTAATTCATAATAATATGAAGATTCTCTATCTAATTCCAAATCTCCAAGAACACCTGTAATCTTAACTCTAATTTGGTCTCCAGATTCTGAAATTGCATACGCATAATCTGGAGTTGTTATATCTTGATTTAAATTTATTGCAATAGGAGAAGACAATCCAAAAAATTGTGTGCAACTTTTACCACTATATGTAAATTTATATTCTACATTATTATCAAATACTACAAGTGTTCCTGAGTTTGTAAAGCTCAGTGTTGAATCAACATCAAGATAAGTCTGTCCAAGACCTACTGGATTGGTAATTTTTGTTTTTGGGTGTACTGTAAAATTAAATGTTTCTAACTCTGGATTATAGTCCAAACTTAATCTAAAGTACTCTTCACCGTCTTTAAAAAGTTGCTCTACATTAGTAATAGATCCAGCTGCTTTTGGAATGGTTTGAGTCTCATCTTGATATAATGTTTTATTAACTAACTCTTGAGGATTTCCAGATAATCTTTTAATAACAAGATCTCTAGTAATTCTATAATCAGCATCAGATGGTTGAATTAAGAAATCTCTAGGTTTAATGATTTGTACGGGTGAACCCCAAATGGATTTAAATAAAATATCAAAAGAACTATTTGCTCCTTTTGAAGCGTAAAAATCTTTTAAGTTTGATACTAATATTTTTTCATTTAGTTCTTTATAAAATTCAATATCTTCAAATCCTGGAGCGTATTGATATTTAAATTTTTTATAAAGTTCTGCTAAAAATAAGGAATGTAAATTATATACAATTGTATTACCTGTATGTGCGTCTATAATACTTGTACTAAAAGTCAGAGTTTCACTTTCTGGACTTGTATAGGTGGTAATTCCACTAAACCCTCTTTTACAATTTAAAAAAGTGGTTTGGTTTTTGGATTCATATAGAATTATTTCATTATCAATTTGTAAAAGACCATTATATAATGGGAATCCATCAGTGCTACTCACACTAATATCAACCGCACCGTAATCAACATTTGCGGTTAATTCAGTATAATAAGTTAATTCTGTTATATTATCTAATTTGGTATATTCATCAATATTATTTAAAATATCTACAGGACCACCAGGAAACTCTAAAGAATCATAGTAATCTTTTAAAAACTCTACAAATTCTGGATACCCATCCCTAACAAAACTGGGAAGTTGGTCAGAAACTAAATTTTTAATATTAACTCTGTTCTTCATGTTCTTACAGTCTTATGAACTCGCCGTTTAAGTAGCTAGATGATACTATGTATTGTGATCCTGATATATCAATTCCAGAAGAGATTACATCATTAATCATATTTACCATAGATTTAGAATTGTCTAATTGTAAGTATAAATCTTGTTTACCAATAACATCATTAGATTTTGGTATAGCAGAAAATTCAACTATATTATCACCAAAAGATTTTTTACTAGTTGCTATAATATTCAAAGCATTTATTTTAATCTCACCTTTTTTATAATCTATAGTTCCAACTTTTCTTCTAACAATAACTGGTTGATTTGAAGCATCCAATTTAAATAAAAATACTGCTCCAAATCCTTCAGCATGTGGAATGTCTGAAAGATAAACTGTACCAGTAATTCCATCAACAGAAAATCCACTTGTTTTAAAATTATACCCACTTGGATTTTTGATATGGAATTCATTACCAAAGCAGATTTCATATTCGGTAAATTGACCTAATATAATTTTCAAGTCTCTCCTTATTTGTAAGGTTGTAATATTTGATGTAATTGCTATAGAAGAATCATCAATTAATTTTAGGAATTTGCTATACTTGAATCTAGATCCATATCTATTTAACTCATCAGATTTAGCGAATTTTTCTAATGTTTGTTGGACTTGAGTTTTTAAAAAATCTGCATTACCTTGATTACTATTGTAGTAAACTTTTGTTTGATATTCAATATACAAATACTTTAAATCTATAAATTCTGGAATTATTCCCGCAACTGCATACTTTCTAAGAGTTGTTTTTAAGTTATCTTTAATAGCATTTGGCAAATATGAACCGTTTTTTGGTTTAACTGTAATATATACTTTGCCAAATTTTGGGGGGTCCAATTCTTCTCCACCATAAACAGATACAGATTCTGTTTCTGGATAAATTAATGGTATTAGTGATTCATAATCTGATGCAGTAACTGCTCTATTTTGTGAAGAGTATACTCTTGGAGCTAATTTTTTAATCGATGCGATGGATTCGATATCTGACCCATATCCTGCCGCTTCTACGGTTGTTAATAGGGGTTCATCAACGGTAACTGGACTGCCGTTGTTATCTACTAGTCTTCCAGCAAAACTAAAAGCATTTATACCGTTTGCAATTGTTCCATTAGTTGTAACGTAACTTACCAAAATAAAGTTATCGTTTTCTAATTTGCTGCCAAATGTATTATCTCCAAAAATTAATTCATATCTCTGGTCTTCAATTTCATTTAAGAAAAATACATCATCTGTTGATTTGACTGCAGTTAAATTATCGGCAAATTTATAAACTCTAGAAATATTACTATTTTTACTTTCTCTAACAGTAACTCTTATCAAACTGGTATCAATATTTTCATTGTTTAAAATAAATCTTTGATTTTTATTTAAACTATTTACGGTAAAGTTGTCTTCAATATAAGAACCTTCATAAATTACAATATTATCAAAAGTAGCGATTCCATTTGATACAGGAACTGTTACATCGTCAGGAATTGAATAGATATAATTTAAATTTGAGAATGATGCATTAGATGTTGCAACTATTCCTTTACGTAAAGTAATTGAAATTGGATTTGTGGCAAATCCAGAAAGATTTACAAAGAATGATATCTTTGCTCTAGAAGATCTTACTGATCTTGGTAGATACCCTAAATTTCTAGCAAGAGAAACTACATTTTCTCTTAGAGTTGCTCCATCTAAGAATACCTCATTAGTTAACATATTTGCATTATATGAACTAATGTAAGTATTATATGCTAGGGTATCAATTAAAATACTAAAATTTGATCCTTCAAAATCATAATCTGTAAATCTACCATCAGCTCTCAAGAAACTTTTGATAGATTCCCTTATATCATTAAAATCTAGTGATGATACGTTAACTAATGACATTTATCTGGTTGGCAGTAATACAAATTCTAGTTGTTGTGGTAGGGCATCTATTCCAACTATTAAATATATCACTTTAACATCCATTGCTCCTTCATCATAATTTGGAGTTACAGTAACTTCAACTAATTCAACCCTAGGTTCATTATTCCTTATAACACTTTCTATTTCGCTTTTTAATAATTCTGCGGTAGAAAAATCAATATTTTCAAATAATAATGCATTTGTGAGAGTTCCAATAGTAGGTTCAAAAAATTTCTCCCCTCTAGAGGTCAATACCAAATTCTGGACCGAACGTGCTATGGCAGATTCATTCTTTAAAATAGATAAGTCTCTCGTCAGAGGATTTGCCCTTAACGAGAGACTAATATCCTTAAATCCAACACTAATACGCTCTAGCGGCATTATTTCGAGTATTATTATGATTTATTTATAGTGGTTTTTTACCACTTATGTCCCCAACTTGGTTCAGTGCCGTAGGACCAATCATCATAATCTTCATCATTACGAATTTTTTCATGAAGTTCATTTTGAACTTCAAAATCATGCTTTTTTGGGGTTTTATCATCGTTTGCGATCTCTCGCAACATCTTTTTTTCTTTAATTACTTCTGTTGAATTGTAATCTGAGATTAAACTAGTTGTTCCCCACATATTATACATGTAGTTTACATCACGATCTGCTGGTTTACCCATTTTGCTCTCCTGATTTGTTAAATCAGAACTTTTTACGGGGTTGCTATCCCGAATTTCTGTAACATCGTACATAAAATCGTCCGAGGTCTCAATTTTTCTACGATTTTCGACAGAATACTCTGTTAAGTCAATTTCATAACCTGGATTTTGAGTAATTCTGTTCTTAGTCCATGCATCATCATACCATAAGATCTTATTATTTGGATATGCATAGAAATTTCCATTGTCCATCTTAAAGACATGAGCACATTTATGCTCTGGAGTCTCACTAAAGTTAGTATTCAGTGTGGATTTTGATTCCCATGACCAATCAAGAGTGAACAAATAGGTTCCTTCATTCTTTTCTCCACGATAATTGATCAATTCTGCACGCAAGTTAGCAAGCCTTGAACGTACTTGAATATCGATATAAGGAGAAAAGCAATCCCACCACATACACTCTTCTAATTCGGGT